TTGCATCAATAGAAGTTCCTTCACCTTCATAGTTTAAATTAACTCTTTGCATATATTTTCTTAGACCAGGATCTCCCATTACCATATCTGGAGATCTATATACTGCTTGTATTGTTGTTGTAGTTGCACCTGTTGCAAAAGTATTTCCTGTTTCCATTTTATAAATAAAACCATCATATCCACCAAATACTTGTGTTTCAACACTGCTAATAAAATCTGAATCTGTACAAGCTGGTTTAATACCTACCATATCTGCATACTCAAATCCTATTGATCCTGTATTAGGATTATTTTTTAATACACCTATAATTCCTTTTGATGATAATTGCCCTGTAGCATCTACTGGATAAAATAATCTGTATTGAGATTTACCTCTAATAACTACAGAAGATATTCTATCTAATGTTACTTCATCAATTCTAGACTGTATTTGCCTAGAGATAGAACCAAGTTCAACGTCACCAATTCTTGCCGTACCTGCAATAGTTCTTAATCCATCGGGTGCTAAAAATATAACGTCACCACCAATCTCTTGAATACTGCCACCATCTCTACATCCAATGTTTCTTGTAACTTCTTGTACAGCAAATGTACTAGATGATGTTCCTGTTAATTTATATATTCTATCTTCGCAGAATATAATTAATTCATTTCTAAATACTTTTAATCCAACAACTGTAGAGTCAACTTTAAATGATCCCCCACCTTGTGCAGTCCTAAAATCATCTTCAGCAAATGGTGCAGTAAATATAACTTCTTGTGAATTAGTTGCACCAGCATAAAACATGTGATTTTGAAATGCTTTTACAAACTTAGGATTAGTAGGAGCTGTACCACCATCAGAACCATCTACAGCATCTACAGCAAAACTAGAATTTATTATTTGTGCAGCTGAGTGCCCTGTTGCAATAACTAGTTTATCAGTTCCATTAAAATTAAACTTTTCAAAATCATAGGCTCTAGTAGAAGTTCCAAGTCCAGTAGTTAAACTTGTCCAACTTCCAGATGTAGTTCCTCTGTGTATGTCACCACCTCTAGCTACAATTATCTGCCCATTAAATATAATTGAACAATCAACTGTTAAACTAGAATTACTAGATCCTTCAGGAATAATTGTACTATTATATTGAGCTGTACCACTAACACGTCTATATCCACCCTTAATATCGGGTTCAAAGTTTTGTAAAATTAATGCTTCACCTGGTTGCATAGAGAACACGTCTTTGTTCAATGTTAAACCACCAGCACAACTTACAACAAATGGGGATATTAAATCTGTTGTTGGCATTTAATTAATTAGCTCTTTTTTTATTTAATAATTCTATTGCTTTTTGTAAAGTTAAAGTTTTTGGAATATTTTTTACACCAGCTTTTTTTAATTTTTCTGTTATAGTTGTTCCAGGCATATTTTTAAAGTCTCTAAACTTTATTCCAGCTTCTAACTTTTCATCAGCCATTACATCACCATTCATATTATCAGTGACATTCATTCCATTTTTTTCTTCTATTACTTTATCTGTATCTTTTTTAATAGCCATTAACTAACTCTGCCTCCTATGTTTGTTGCAATACTTTCACCAATTACATCAGTTCTCATATAATCATTTTTAGTTGCATAATCTACTTTTAATAATCTAAGTTTTCTTTGAAAGTCTCTATCAGCTAATTGTGCATGTTGTGGATCTGATCTTAACATGTATGTATAGTATTTAGCTCTATCTACTATCAAAGTTCTAAATCTGTCAGGTAAACTCATATTATCACCGTGAGCAGACAAATCTGTATGTGTTGTATAATAATCAAAACTTACTGTGTATTCATTTGTATTTGGCCTTGGACTTATTCCAAATGCAGAATGATCTGGCAAAATATAAACTCTTAATGGCACAGAATAATTACCTTCATTATTTGTATCATCAGTTGGTTTATGATTTTGTAAATAACTATCATATGTTATGTATGATAATTTTCTAGTTGCAATATCACTTCTAGATATTCTAACATAGTCAACATCTAATTGAACACCAGATGCTTCTAAGTATATATAAGAAGTTTGTGCTGTTGCAGTAAATGTTGTTTGTAATATATCACCTTCTCTAAAATTAGTTACTGCTTTTGTTGTATTTAAATTTTGTGTTCCACCTGCTGATGTTCCAACTCTTACAATTAATGCAGTGCTAGAACTATTTGGACTTAAAACTCTAACTTGTAATCTATAAGTTTTATTTACTGTAGTGTTAATAGCTTGATAAGCTGCTGCACTATTTAAATTTAATCTACCATTACCACTTGATGTATATGATGGTGATCCATCTCCAGTTGTCCAGCTATTTATATTAGATGTAAATTCACCATTAGTTACTAATTCTTTTGGTCTTAATGAAAATGAATCCATATCTGCTTTTCTAAAATCAGCAGGAAATGTATATTCATTAGTTCCTATAGTTAAATCTTGTGTAGTTCTAGAATATAATAAAGGTATTTCACCTGTTTCATTATAAATATCATGAATACCCTTATTAATAAAATCTTTTACTGCAGTTTGTATACCTCGACTTGAACTAAACGTACTAGAGGTTAACTCTGTTTCGTTTAATTCTCTAAGTACACTATTTGCTAACGTTAAGTAGGTTGTTGCCATTCTGTAATAACTCTAATATTTTATTAAGTTTTTCTTCTTGATTATTAATTCTTTGTTCTAATCTAATAACCCTCATAGTATTATCAGGTGGACCTAACCTTGTAACTTTTTGTCCTGTACTTGCTCTAGTTTTTTTTGTTAAATCATATAATGCCATAAATCTCCTATATATTATAAGGGGTAGTGTAATAAGGGGGACATATAGCCCCCCTTAAAATTATACAAATTACACAGCTGTGTCTTGCTGAGTACTTGTATTTCTGTCAGTTTCATCAATACCTGATACGTCACAAAGTACTGCAAATACACGGATTTTACCCGCTGTTGCATTTGCTGATAGTACTAATACGTCTAAAGTATCTGCACTTGCAACTATAGTTCTAGCTGTAGCTGTTGGTGCAGAGAATCCTGTAGCGTTAGTATCTCCATCAACGTATCTGTCAACGTCACCACCTGTGATACCTAAATCAAGAGTTACTGAAGAAGATAATGCAGTGATTACCTCGATTCCAGCTTCCATGATTAAAGTTTCTCCAGGGATGTCAAGAACTCTAAGAACATCATTTGCTGCTGCTCCAGAGTCACCATTGATTGCCGCTACGTCAATTGTATTTTCAACTAAATAAGGTGTTCTACCATTAGACGGATGTCCAGTAGTACCACCTGCTGCTGTTAAGTCATATGTAGCCATAGTATTCTATAATCCTCCTAATTAACCTATTGTTATTACGCCAGATCTTACTGCTTCGCTTCTAAGAATTTTTCTTCCAAAAACGTGTAAGCCTCTGACTACGTCTGCGAATGAATCAGGGTCTCTGATTAATTCAGTTTTTGCAATGTGATTTACTGTTGCAATTCCTGACATGTGTCCGTATAAGAACGCAAATTCATTTGATCCAGCTGAACCGAATGTATGATTTGCAGCACTTCCACTAGACACAGCAATAGCATTTGTTGAGTACATGTTAAAACCAAATAACGGTCTGTCTGTAACTTTACCGTTTCTGATTTGTGATACTCCACCATCAGCCATTACTGATTGGTCAGAAAGTTTAGCACCTGTTTTTCTTAATTGCTCAAAAAATTCAGGTGGTGCAACTAGCCATCTATTTTCTTCTGGCACATCATTTTTGTCTAAAACTTTTTTAGCTGCTGATACAACTTCTGCTAAAGTGTCAGTTGCTGCGTCACCATCAATTGGTGAACCATCAGTTCCTGTGTCACTAGCAGATGTAGAAGCGTTATCGTAGATAAACTTCAATACATTGTAGTCATAGTTTTTCTTTAATGAATATGCACCTGAAGAGGTTGCAAGAGCTTCAAAGTTAACATGAGATTGTCTTTCTTCAATATCATCTACTTTAAAAGCAAAGTATGAACCTTGATCAACTGTCATAGTTATTTGGTCATCAGCTAATATTTGTGTATCAACTGTTTGACCTCTAGCATAATCTCTGACTGTGATTGTAGGCTCTTTTATTATCTTTACTGTGTCACCAAAGTTTTCAATTTCTCCAGCGTAATCAGTGTTAGTAATATCCTCTACCACTGATGCTCTTCTGAAGAATTTTTGAACTTTCTGACTAAAGATTTGTGGAGTAAAATTACCTTGAGAAAGGTTATTGTATCCACTAGCATTTGTAAAAGCCATATGCTTCTCCTTATTGTTTAGTTAGATTGTTTAACGTTGTTCAATCCTACCTTCTAAACGAGCAAGGTCAATATCTTTTTCATGCTTCTCAAATTCATGAGGTTTCAATCTTGAAATCTCACTAGCTGTCCAAACTTTCTTTTTAGGAATATCGGACTCAGTACTTTTTCTTGTTTTAGAAATTGCTTTAGCAGCTTCTTTTTTAACATCCTTCTCTTCTTTTTTAGTTAGTTTACTTTGACCACTGTCCATTTTATATAGATCAATAGCCCTAGCAGCTAACTTAGCATTAGATGTATTTTCATACAACCAACCTTGAATAGTTGGATCTTGATTTGCAGCCCATTCATGAAATGAATCTTGCGATCTAATTTCAGTAAAGTCAGGATGCAATTTTAAAAGTTCTACTTCTGCTTTTTCTTTTGCAATTTGTTCTTGCTGGAGTTGAAGATTTTTATATTTATCTTCAATTTCTGCAGTTTGAGTAGTAGCTTTGTTTATAGCTATAGTTTCAACCATATCATAAACATCGGGGTACTCTTTTCTCCATGCCTCTAACTCTTCTTTAGATTTAGGTGGCACAAATTGTGTAGTACTTGATTCTAATTGAGAACGCAAAGAATTAACTTCTTCCTTGTGTTTATTTATAGTAGAATCATAGTGTCTTTTAAGATCGTCATAACGTTTCTTAAAAACACGATCTTCAGCTTTTGCAGGGCGTTCAGCGATAGGAGTAGCCTTTTGATCTTTAGGTTCTGCAGTCTCTTCAGATGCATCGGTGTCCTTCTGCTCGGTTGCTGCTTCTGCTTTGTTTTGTTGTTGTTCCCTATGAAACTTAGATAATTCACCTTTAGCAAATGCTTCTACTTCAGCATCATCTTCTCCTCTATCCTTTTTATAAGGATTTGGATTAGGCATTTTAACTTTAGTTTCTTCAGAAACTTTTTTTTCTTCTTCCATTATTTTTACCTCTTGGGTTGAGTGCCTTATGGATAAGGGTAGCTCTAAACTGTTTCCATATTTTGTGGGCTAGTCATTAAACCTGCAGTTTCTGTAGGTTGACTAGGTGGCACATTTGTTGTTTGTTGTGTTTCCATCTGACCTGATATATCTTCCATAAAAACCGCAAGGGCTTCATCAGGATTTCCACCATATCTTTTTACTGCGTAATTAGATACAATAGATACAGGTAATACTACATTAGGTTCTTTACTACCAATTTGTTCCATTACTGGCTCAAATTCAGGTAGCATTTTACTTAATGCTGATGTAACAGATGGAGATAAGACAGCACTTATGGCTGCTCTATCTTCAGCTGTTAATTTTTTAAATCTTTCTGCTAATACAATTTCAGTTTCTGATGCATCTGGATATTGTTCTCTTAAAGATGACCCTTCTGCTTCTATATTAATTTTTTTAGCAACTTGTGGTTTTGGAGCTTCTGTTTGTGGTAATTTAGGATCAATTTTACCTTTAGGCATTGTAGGTCCTTTACCCATCATACCAGTTGTAGTAACTGTTCCTTTCATATCACTTATTGCCATTATACTAATACCTCTCTATGTTTTTTAGAAATTAATTTACCAACAACATAACTTCCATTTTCTATTAACATACTATATAATCTTCCTAACAAATTAAATTTACCTTTTTTTAATCTCCATTTAATATCTTTAGTTCTACTAGACATTATGTGATTCCAAAATTTTGTAACTAATTTATTTTTTTTCATAAGTTTAACCATTGGAACTGCCCAATACCAATATCCATTAATATGTGTATCACTAAAATTATTAACTGTAAAATTCCAACTTAATCTATGATCTTCTTTTGACATTAAATTTTGCCTATACAATTCTGTACAAATT